GGTAAAAAACGCGCGGTCTTTCGCTAGCGTCTGGCACGGAAATTGAAAAGCTTTAAACAAAGATGCTTGTAGATTCTGGCAAAGGCGGCGCAAGAACGGGTGCTGGACGCAAGAAAGGCGGGACCAATAGCACGCCTCAAGCCAGTGGTATTTTTGCTGAACAAAAAGCCGCCGCGATTCTTGAGATGGCTGAGGCCAAAGCCAAGCGCGAGAGCTATATGGCGCACTTGGCCGAACTTGAATACAAGCAAAAACAAGGCGAACTGATCCACGTCGAGTCCGTCTTCAAGGTCATCGACACGGCGGCGACCTCTTGCCGGGAACATCTCATGGGCATACCGGGCCGCTTTGCTTCTATCTTCGCGGCAGAGGTGGACGCCATGAAGATAGAGCAAGAACTGGAGGCTGAAATCAGAACCGCTTTGCAGCACATTGCCGATGCAAAAGATCGTTTCTGATCGCGCCTGCTGGCTTCGGTTTCTGGAGCGTATCCAGCCCGAACCGATCCTGTTAGTGTCCGAATGGGCGGACCGGAATCGCATCCTGCCGAGCAAGGGCGGCTCTGAGCCGGGTCCGTGGCGCACCTCGCGCACGCCCTACCTCAAGGGCATTCTGGACGCCTTGTCGACGGGTTCACCGTATCACACCGTCGTCTTTGCCAAGGGTTCGCAGATTGGCGCATCCGAAGCCGGGTTGAACTGGCTTGCCTACTGCATCCACCACGCACCCGCGCCGATGTTGATGGTTCAGCCCACGCTTGACATGTGCAAGCGCATATCCAAGCAACGCATCCAGCCGATGATTGACGAGACGCCGTGCTTGTCGGAGCGCATCGCGGAAAGTCGGGCGCGGGATGCCGGGAATACGCTTTTTCAGAAAGACTTCCCAGCCGGTACCTTCGTCATGACCGGCGCGAATAGCGCAGCAGGCCTCCGATCCATGCCCGCCCGCTACCTGTTTCTGGATGAAGTGGACGCCTACCCTGGCGACGTGGAAGGCGAGGGCGATCCCATCGAGCTGGCCATTGCCCGAACATCCACCTTTAAGCGCAATCGCAAAATCTACCTGTGCAGCACCCCAACCATTGAGGGGCAATCCCGCATCTGGTCCGCGTTTGAGCAGACCGATCAGCGTTATTACTTTGTGCCGTGTCCGCATTGCGACGAATATCAGCGCATTGAGTGGGGCCGCATCGTGTGGAATGAAGGCCACCCCGAGGACGCCGCGCTGGCGTGTGAGCATTGCGGCGTGATGATTGAAGAACGCTATAAGGGGCAAATGCTGGCGCGTGGTGAATGGCGATCCACGCATGACGGACAGGATGACCGTGTAGCTGGGTTTCACTTGTCATCGCTGTACGCGCCACCCGGATGGTATTCATGGTCAGATGCCGCGAAAGAGTTTGCCAGCGCCAAAGGCTACCCGGAAAAGCTGCAATCGTTCATCAACACCAAGCTAGGTGAATGTTGGGAAGACCGCACCGGCGAAAAGATCGACCAATCCGGCCTCATGGCCCGGCGTGAGCAGTGGGACTATGCGCCGGATGATTGCGTGCTGGTGACCGCTGGCGTGGACGTGCAGGGTGACCGATTGGAAGCCACCCTGATTGCGTGGACAGCGAAGGAACAAGCCCGCGTGCTGCATCACGTCCGCCTCTACGGTAATCCGGCTGAACCGAAACTGTGGGATGAACTCGACGAACTGCTGACGCAACCGATCATTACCGAGTCGGGCGCGTTGCTGTCGATTCGTGCCGCCTGTATCGACTCGGGTGGCCATCATACGCAAGAGGTGTATCGCTTCTGCGGTGAGCGCGGCGGTCGACGGGTGCTGGCGATCAAGGGGCAGGCCGGTTCCAAACCGATTTGGCCGACCAAACTGAGCAACAAGAAACTGCGCCACGGCGCGATGTTGCACATCGTCGGGGTAGATACGGCCAAGGACGTGATCCACGCCAGCCTGTCGGTGTTGGCACCGGACAGCCCGAAGTACATTGCCTTTTCGTCCGCCTTGCCGGATGACTATTTCCCGCAGTTGGTCGCCGAGCGCCGGGTGACCAAGTACAACAAAAACGGGGCGGCGGTTCGCGCCTGGGTGAAGAAATCCAGCGACCGCAATGAAGCCTTGGACTGTTTTGTTTACGCCCTGGCCGCACTCAAGGCCTTGCAATCCACCAAGCCGCATCTGTTGCGCATGGGTCGACCTGTCGTTCAAGCAAAGCCTACAGCAACGACCATCAACCAAGTATCAGCGCCAACGTTTAGCAAACCCACCAGAAAAGCATCTAATCTTGGTTTTGCACGTGATGAATGGGCGCTATGAGCGAACGCATCTATACCGAATCAGGTCTGATTGACGCGATTGCGCTGGCATTAGTCAGGGCTTTGTCTGACCACGGTGTAACGCCAGCCGCAGGAAATGCCACCGTGCACAAATACTGCGCTGAATTGTGTTTGTATTTCGGCGGAGACACCCACTGGATGCCGCAGACCTACCGGGCGGGAAGAGATACAGTGATCGTGGAGGCAGTTAAGAATGGGGCCAGCTTACGTGAGGCCGCGCGCAAAGTGGGTGTTCACCACGAAACTGTGAGACGTATTGTTAAGCGTCAGTCTGCTGGACTGGGGCGTGAGGATTGGGTTTTGTAACACTGTCGCATTATCACCCTGATTTTGCGTTGACGCTTTAATCATAGTGCGCCTCTATGGCGTACACCCAAACTGATCTCGACACACTTGACGCGGCTATCACTGGCAGTCAGTTGACCGTGCGCATCGCGGATCGGTTGGTCACGTATCGCACGACCGATGAACTGATCAAGGCGCGCGCGCATGTCGCCTCGATCATGGCTTCGCAAGCCAACCCCAGCCGATCTTATCCCCGCTTCCAGCAGGCGACGTTCAATGACTAACCCATTGGACCGGCTGATTGCTGCGATTTCCCCGGAAGCCGGTCTTCGCCGTGCGCAAGCGCGCCGCGTGCTGGCTTATTACGAAGCGGCCAAACCCGACAAGCTACGCAAGCAACGCCGAGAATCTGGCAGCGGTGATGCTGCCGTGACTCGCGCCGGGTCCGCTTTGCGCGAGCAAGCGCGCCATCTTGAACAAAACCACGACCTGGCACGCGGCGCGTTGCAGACATTGGTCGCCAACATCATCGGCCCGAACGGCATCGGCATTGAGCCACAACCGCATAACAGCTCGGGCGAGATTGATGATGATCTGGCCGCGCAAATTCTCAGCTTGTGGCGTGATTGGTGCGAAAAGCCCGAAGTCACATGGTCGCTCGACTTTCCCGGCCTGCAACGCCAAATCTGTCGATCCTGGCTACGCGATGGCGAATGCCTGGCGCAAGTTATCGAAGGTATGACGCCCTATCTGGATCACGGCACCCGCGTGCCGTTGAGCCTGGAAGCCATCGAGGCCGATCACCTACCGTGGGATTACAACGCCAGCAGCCCGTCGATTACAGCGGGCGTCGAGCGTAACGGTTGGGGCCGCCCGGTTGCGTTTCACCTCTACAAGCAGCATCCCGGCGATATCGGGCTGGCCAGCCTTTACCAGTTCGCGACTGAGACCAAGCGCGTACCCGCCTCGCGCATGTTGCACGTCAAACTGGCTGATCGCATTCGCCAGGCGCGCGGCGTGTCGATCTTTGCCTCCGTGCTGGGCCGCCTAGACGACATCAAGGATTACGAGGAATCAGAACGCATCGCTGCAAAAGTAGCTGCCAGTATGGCCGCATTTATTCGCAAGGGGTCACCTGATTTCTACGCCAGCGAAACCGACAACGAGCCGCGCGATCTGCGCTTCCGGCCCGGCATGATCTTCGATGACCTGTTACCAGGCGAAGAGATTGGCCTGATCGATTCAAAACGGCCCAACCCAGCGCTGGAACCGTTCCGCAATGGCCAACTTCGTGCCGTGTCATCCGGCATCGGTTGCACCTATTCCAGCCTCTCCAAGAATTACGACGGGACCTATTCCGCCCAACGGCAAGAGCTGGTCGAGGGCTGGGGGCTGTATGGCGTTTTGACCTCTGAATTTATTGCCCAGTTTGTCCGCCCTGTTTATCAGCGTTTTATTGCCACCGCCATTGCCTCGCGTCAATTGCGAGTGCCGACCGGAATTGATTTTGAATCACTGGACGACGCGCTCTATCTCGGTCCGCAAATGCCGTGGATTGACCCGCTCAAGGAAGCCAAGGCTTGGGAAACGCTGGAAAGCAACGGCCACGCCTCCGGGCCGGAAATCATCCGCCGCCGAGGGCAATCTCCGATGGACGTACTGGACCAAGAGTCCCGCTGGCGTCGCCTGGCAGAAGAAAAAGGCGTTTCACTGGCGCTCGGGCAGGGCGCTAGTCCCGCCGACCAGCAAGACGCCGACCCTATCAATACCGACGCGCCCAGGGCGCTTCCGAGGTCTGCATGAATCAATGGTATCGAATCAACTCCGCCGCCGAATCTGGCCCGGCTGAATTGGAAATCTTTGGCGACATTGGCGAAAGCTGGTGGGCGGAAGAATCTATTACCGCCAAATCTATCAGCAAAGAACTAAAGCCGCTCTCGGGCCGTGAGCTGACAGTTCGCATTAACAGTTATGGCGGTTCGGTATCCGATGGATTGGCCATCTACAACGCCCTAAGACGCCATTCGCAGACAGCGAAAGTAACGACCTCTGTTGAGGGCGTGGCCATGTCGATTGCCACGCTGATTGCAATGGCTGGCGATGAACGCGAAATGGCCGCCAACGCGCTTTATATGGTTCATGCACCATGGGGCGTGTCAATGGGCAATGCCAAGGACATGCGGAAAACCGCCGATATGCTCGACAAGTACGCCGACGCGATGGCCTCGGCTTATGCCCGTTCAGCTTTGACCGAAAGCGAAGTTAAGGCCCTGTTGACCGACGGCGAGGACCATTTCTACAACGCTGAAGAAGCGGAAGCCTCCGGCTTTGTTACAGCGATCCGGCAAGACCTCCCTATTGCCGCCAGCTACATCAAGAACCGTTATACCCAGGCCGCTGCGTCTGGCAACACCATTCAGGCGTCCGCGCCTCAACCACCGAAGGAGTCACCTATGACCACCGAAACCCCGAAGGGCGCGGAAAACCCTGCACCCGTTAACGTCGCCTCTATTGAAGCTGCCGCTCAGGCTAAAGCACTGGAAAGCATCAAGGCCCGCGCAAGCGAAATCCGGGCCATGTTCAAGCCGTTTCTAGCCCGTGATGGCATTTCTGCCTTGCAGGATGCCTGCCTGGATGACGTCTCGCTGTCGCTGGATACCGTTTCCGCAAAGCTCTTGACCGAACTGGGCAAAGAGGCCGAGCCGATTGCAAGCAATCCGCGCGTGGAATCCGGCGCTGATGCGTCTGAAAAATTCAAGGCAGGCGTATCCGCCTCGCTACAGCACCGCATGGGATTGGCGAAAGATGACCGCGCCAATGAGTTTCGTGGCAAAAGCCTGTCTGATCTCGCCGCGCTGTCGCTTGAGCTGAAAGGCAAATCGACAAAAGGCATGACCAAATCGGAAATTGCCGGAAAGGTATTGGCCGCGCATTCCACCAGCGATTTCCCGCTGCTGCTGGCCGACTCTGCCAATAAGCAGCTTCAAGCCGCTTATGGCGCATTCCCGGCCATCTGGGATCGTTTGGCCTCAGTCGGTTCCGTCTCCGATTTCAAAACGATCAGCATCCTGAAGCTGGGCAGCTTCTCCAGTCTGGCCACCAAACTGGAAGGAGCGGAGTACACCGCTGGCACCATGTCGGAAGAGCGCGAGCAACTCACCGCCTCTACCAAGGGTAAGTACATTCAGTGCACCCGCGAAATGCTGATCAATGATGATCTTTCAGCGTTCAGCCGCATGGCCTCGATGCTGGGTCAGGCGGCTGCCCGCACTGTGAATGCAGATGTATTGGGAATCCTTACCGCCAATGGCACCACCGCTGACGGGTTCAATCTGTTCAGCACCGATCACGCCAACCTGACCGGGTCCGGTACCGCCATCAGCGTTGCCTCTTTGAGTCTTGGTCGCAAAACCATGCGGGTACAGAAAGATCCGAGCGGTCTGGATTTCCTCAACATCCAGCCCAGCTACCTGCTGGTGCCGGTCGGCAAGGAAGACCACGCCCGCGAAGTCATCCAGTCGGCTTACAACACCGACACAACTGGCCAGCTGAAGCGCAACCCGATCCAGGATTGGGGCGTGCTGCAAGTGTTGAGCGATCCCCTGTTGGATGCCAATAGCACCACCGCTTGGTACTTGATCTCCGACCCGATGAATGCGCCGCTTCTGGAAGTGCGTTTCCTTGATGGCCAGCAGTCTCCGTTCATTGACTCCGAAGAAGAGTTCCTGACCGACGCTATTCGCTGGAAGGTTCGCCTTGACTATGGCGTCGCCGCCAACGAATGGCGCGGCGGCTACAAGAACGTCGGCGCTTAACCATGTGACGGGGCGGTTATCCGCCCCAGTCCCTAACCCTACAGAGGCACACACATGGCGAACAATTTTGCATACAACGGGATGGCCATCGGCGTGGTTGAGTCCGCGCTGACCCATCCCTCTCACGATCCTGACCTGGCGCAATCCGGCGACGCCGTTCTGGTCGGCAGTCTGGTGGGCGTGGCACTTAACAGTGCAGCGGCCAATACCGACACCATCGAAGTCGCGGTTGAGGGCGTCTGGGAGCTTCCCGCCGCCGCCGTGACTGCAACAGCGGATTCCGCAATCGTCCCCGGTGACAAGCTCTATTTCAGCACCGCTGAAACCAAGGCATCCGGCACGATCACTAGCGATGCTACGGCTCCCGGTGATGGCGACACGGTGACTATCGGCTCGACGGTTTACACCTTCAAGACCGCACTGACTTCACCGGCTGAACCGTTTGAAGTGCTGATTGGCGTATCGGCTGCGGTGGCGCTGGATAACCTGAAGTCGGCTATCAACGCGACCGCAGGCGAAGGCACAACCTACGCAACAGGCACCACCGCGCATCCCAGCGTCACCGCAACCACCAACACCAATACCACTCAGGTGGTTGAGGCATTGGCAGCAGGCGCAGCGGGTAACGACATCGCCACCACCGAAACCTCAAGCCATTTGGCCTGGGGGGCTACCACGCTATTCGGCGCGAAAAGCAAAGGCGACCTCACCAAGACCGCCGCCAATATGTTCTTCGGAACGGCGGTGACTGGCTTGGCCGCAGGCGATTTCGGCACCGTCAACGTATTGATTAAGAGGACTCTCTGATTATGGCTACTAACTTCATTCAGGAAGGCAACGTGTTGACGCTCGCTGCCCCCTATGCCCGCAACTCAGGCCAAGCCGCACTGGTCGGTACCGGACTGTTTGGTGTCGCCTTGACCGACCTGGCAAATGGCGAATCCGGCGCGTTCAAGACCCAGGGCGTGGTCACGCTGGCCAAAGTCACCGCACAGGAATGGGCCACCATCGGCCTGCCGATCTACTGGGACAACAGTGACAAGTTGCTGACAACCACCTCCAGCGGTAACACCCTGGTCGGCTACAACACCGCGGCTGCGGCGAATCCCTCGGCCACCGGCACTATCCGACTGATCTGATGACCTTCGTCGATCCCACGATGCATAACGCACTGGAGATATGGGGCGAGACCGTGACCGTCAATCGTGACCCGCAAGTTGCGTTGACGGCGGTCTATAGCGCCCCTGATTCCTTGCGGAACTATGGTGGCATCACCGTCGATACCATCGACGCCGCGCTGCATGTCCGCACGGCGGATGTGGCGGCGCTCTCTCTTCAGCCCGGTGACCGCATCACGGTTCGCGGGCAACTGCATCACGTGGTGGCCAACCCAATGGAAGACGACGGGGCCGGGGCTACCGTGCTGCTCAGGAGGCTGGTGGCATGAGCTTTACGGTCTCCCTTGATCAGCAACAGCTGACCGCCGTGCAAGATACGTTGGGCTTCATCAAGAACGGCACCAACCGCGCCACTATGCGTGCTGCCAATGTTGGGGCCGCACGGGCTAAGGCCGAAGCTGGACGCCAGCTCAAGGCACTGCTGACCGCCCCCGCAAAACGCATCACGGACTCGCTGCGCGTCAGCAAGCGGGCCACGCTGTCGGATACCTCTGCCGTCTTCACCGATGAAGGCAAGGCCATCAAGTTGGTGTACTTCAATCACGACGGTTCCATGTTCCGCTCCGATAGCGGCGGCATCATCGCGGACATCTTCAAGATGGGTGGCAACCCGCTGCAACTCAAGCATGGTTTCCTGGCCAAGATGCAGTCTGGCCACATTGGCATATTCACCCGCAAAGGTCCTAAGCGCCGCATGATGCGGGGCAACTATGTAGGCGAAATCAAACAGCCGATTGTTGAGCATTTTGGCCCGAATGCGGCAACCGCCCTGGAAAAGACACCGGGGAAAATCCAGTACCTGATGGACTATGCGATGGGCAAGTTCATCTTTGAACTGGACCGGCAGGTAGTCCTGCTATTCCAGAAGGAATATGGGATAGACCCGCCAGAGGACTGGAACGACTAATGGCCGCGCCATCCATCCGCGAACAAATCATGGCGGCGCTGTTGAAGCGTGCGCAGCGCTATATGACCGGCGCAACCCGCGACCCGATTCGGCGGGCCGATTCGGCCTTACCGCGTCTGGTGATTGCCGATGCCAATGAAACCCGTGCGCAACCTGCTTACAAAAAGCACCAACTGGCTTTGACCGTCAGTGTCGTGGTGGCCGATGCGATTGACCCGGCTTTTGAAACTATCAGCCATCAGGCGAATGAGCACATCGCGGGCGTGATTGCCGGAATCATCCGCGATGACTTGACCCTGGGCGGACTCTGCGACGGCATCGAGTACGAAGCCTCGACCATCAATTACCCCGATCCCGGTGACATCACTTTTGGTGTCTCCCTGACTTTCACCGTTATGTATTCCGTCGCTTTGGGCGACCCGTTCAACAGGAGCTAACCCATGCCTACCGCACAAAACGCCCGACTCGACTATGAAGCCGCGCAAACCCTTTACGCGATGGCCGCACTGACTGACTCAGGCGACCACACCACCTTCAGCAACTCGGCTGACTACTGGTCGCAGAAATCCGGTTACGCCCCCGTCATCCGTCCGAATGGCGTACTGACCGGCGCAGACATCACCCCGACGGCTGGCCAGAATGACAAAGTGGACGTGGCCGCACTGACGCTGAACCTCAACGGCGTGGTCACCACCGTCGCTGGTTCATCCGGTGTCGCCATATCGCGCGGCGTGACCACCGACACCCACCGCATCACCTCTATTACGGTCAACGCGGCGGGCAGCATTGCCGCTGTCGCTGGCACCGATGGCACCTCGTTCAGCGAGACTCGCGGCGCGGATGGCGGACCGCCCTTGATTGCAGCCGACTCCGTTGAGATTGGACAGGTACGCACGACCTCTGTCACCGCCGCTGAAGTGGCCGACGCTGAAGTTCGTCAGATCCCCGGCAACCATCAGGAGCGTGCCAACTATCCCAGCTACAGCGTGGACCCACTGACCGGCTCCATCGAGTTTGTCGCAGCACTGCCGCTGATTCACACCGGCGTGGTGGCCAAGAAAGTCTTTGCCGAAGTCTACGAGCCTGAGTTTGCCGAAGTGGTTGACGCGACTGCGTTCGTACCGCCGGAAACCACTCACAGCATTAGCTCGACGCAGGTCTACAAACGCGCCATCGGTGCGACTTCTTCCAGTCTAAATCAGGGTTCGTTCCAGGCGATGCTGGAAGACGGGGTGACCGATCCGCTGGTTCAGTTGAAGAATGAAAAGCTGTTCTTCCGCTTCTACCCGGACGAGAACAAATCCGCGCATCTGCTGTGCATCGGCACCTTGGGGCTGGCTCGCACCTTCCCGGCGGATAACCTGATTCAAGGCAGCTTCACGATTAACGCTGAATACGCCGCTGTTGAGCAGGAAAGCTAAGTCATGCCATTCGACGCCAAAGCATTTGCCAAGGCCAAGTTCGAGCCAAGGACGGCTGAGGTTCGCATTCCTGAACTGCGTGAGTGGTTCGGGGATGACGATCCCGTATTTGTCATTCGCGGCCTGTCCGGCATCGAACTAGCGCAAGCGATGGAAGCCAGCAGCACGGCGAAGACCCGCGCTGAGTTGGCCGAGGCGCTGATGGATGGTGCCATCGAGGACAAGTCCGAGGCGATTCAAAGCGCGTTCGGCCTCGGTCCCGGCGTACCGGATGAACTGATTCGCTATCACGAATTGATTATTCGTGGTTGCGTTGAGCCGGTGCTGACACGGGATGTGTCGGTCAAGCTGGCTGAACGCTTTCCGGTCGATCACAAGACCCTGGCGATCAGCATCCTCAATCTGACCGGACAAGGCGCGACGGTTAAAAAAAAGCCGAACGACTCTGGCGCAACCCCGACACCAGAGTAAGTCTCGCGCTATGTGCGCAAAGGGGACGATTTTTGTATGAGGTACGGCCCGATATCGTGCCTTTTGATTACCTGTCGAACTTAGAAATCGCGCTCTGGGAACGCTACTACGAGAGTCAAAATCGCTAATGGCCACATCGATTACTCACAAGCGCGGCGATACCTTTCTCTACGATGCGGTTTTGCGGCAATCCAAATCCGGGCCGGTCATTGACCTGACGGACTGGACGATTGCCTCGATGATTCGCGATGGCGAGGACGTGCTGATTGAAGAACTGACCGTCACTGTCACGAATGCGGCACTCGGCGAATACAGCATCCGCGTCGATGACACCACCGCATGGCCAGTCGGCACCGCGTACTGGGACATCCAGTACACCGACAGCAACGACATCATCCGCAGCACCGACACGATGAACCTGAACATCATCGAAGACGTGACCTACCCGGAACCGGCTGAATGATTACTCAACTCATCAAGTCGGAACTGACGACCACCCTCGACGCGGGTGTTTTGGTCACGACGCTGGCGACCAGTACCGGCAGTGTCAGCACGCTGACTATTCCGGGGCCGCAAGGACCGAAAGGCGACCCGGGCGATGCGGTTGTCACGCAGACCCACGAAGCCGCCACCAACCTCTCCGGCCACCGCGCTATCCGCGTATCGGCGGGCCTGGCCTACCTCTGCGACGGCACCAACGCCGCCCATACCGGGCGCTGCATAGGTATCACCACGGGTGCGGCGTCAGCCGGTGCAGATGCCATCGTCCAGACCGTGGGACTCATCACCGAACCGAGCTGGAACTGGACTGAAGGCCCGGTCTACGTCGGGGCGAACGGTGTGCTGACGCAATCCCTCGCTGGGCTGGCGTTTATTCAGCAAGTTGGCATCGCTTTGTCGTCCACTCAACTCGACATCAACCCGCAATTACCCATCCTGATTTCATAAGGAGTAACTCATGGCTGACAAATACCTTCGCAATAACGCTGGCGTTCTGACCGAAACCGAGGCGACTGTTACCAGTGCTGGCGCGGCCAACGCCGGTGATATTCCCGCGCTCGATGCAGCAGGCCGACTCGATACCAGCATGATGCCTGTGGGTATCGGCGCAGATACCGCGTCTATCGTCGCGTCCGAAAACCTCGCCGCCGGGGATTTCGTGAATATCTATAACGACACTGGCACGGCCAAAGTTAGAAAAGCTGACGCTTCTACTTCCGGTAAGTACGCACACGGGTTCGTACTCGCGGCAGTGACTTCTGGCGACCCGGCCATGGTCTATTGCGAAGGCCCGAACACCGCTGTAACGGGAGCAACCCCCGGCGAAGTCTTCCTGTCGGCTGCTACGGCGGGCGGATTTACTTCCACCGCACCGACTGGCACTGGACAGGTCGTGCAGAAGATTGGCGTGGCAACCTCAGCCACCAGTATCAATTTCGAGTGGCTTCAGCCCATCGTCCTAGCGTAATCCATGACTGACCGTCGCCCACTCGTCACGATTGACGGGACACTTCAGGAGATACCGTCAGGCGACCTATTGCCGCCCGATGTGTTGCCTGTTGCCGGGTTGGCGGTCGATGTCAGCGCGACCCCGCCCGCGTCCCCAGCCGATGCTGGTCTCTGGTTCAACTCAGAAACCGGCGAACTGCTGATCTACTACAACGACGGTTCTTCGTCGCAGTGGGTTGATGCGTCGAGCGGTACACAAGGACCGCAGGGCGATCCGGGACTGAATGGCACCAATGGCACGGACGGGGCTGATGGTGTCGGTGTCGTGGCTGGTGGGACGACGGGGCAACTCCTGGCCAAAGCGTCCAATACCGATTACGACACCGAATGGGTCGATCAGGTTGAACCGTTCCCTACGGGCGGCACCACCGGCGATGTACTGCTGAAGTCGTCCAGCACGGATTACGACACCGCCTGGACGAACCTTGATGCAGAAGCTCGTACAGCCGTCGGGTCTGTCAACGGCCAGATCACCGGCTTCGTCAACCGGACGGATTCGGTCATCACCTTCAACGAAGGCACCCGCACGCTATCCATTGCGCCTACGGGCGCATCGTTCGATGTGTACTACCGGGGTGAGAAGCATACCTTCTCATCGGCCCTGACGATTGTCATTGATGACACGTCCCAAGGCCGCTATTACTCAATCAATCCCTCCACATGGGCGCTGTATGACGCCGGGACGTTCGGGGATATCAAGAACAGCATCAATGCCGGGTATGTCTACTGGGATGCGGTCAACGACAAGGCACTGATTATCGGTGACGAGCGGCATTCGGTGACGGGCGATCCTGAGTGGCATTACGTCCACCATCGGAATGTCGGCACAGTCTGGCGGTCGGGTGGCGCTCTCAGCTACACGCTGGATGACGAATCTGCTATCACAGTCGCAGTCGGTGCGCCGTTAGCGATTGCGGATGAAGACCTTGAGCACACGATTACTCATGCGGCCTCTCCCACGAATCCGTATGAGCAGATTCTCACGGGCGCGGCGTCATTGCCGGTCATGTACCTGAGTGGTACGGCCTATGTGATGACCACGGCCTCGACGACGCCTTGGGTGGCGGGGACTTCGACAGCCCGTTACAACCCGATATCCGGTGGCAGTGGTTCACTCTCGGATGCGGGTGAAGGCAAGTACATATCGTATTGGTTGGTAGCGACCAACTCGCAAGTGAACCCGGTCAGGCTTGTCATGGGCCGACTGGCGCACAGCACCACCGACGATGCCTATACCGAAACCTTCGAGGGCTACGGCATATCGGTCGCTGAAATTGTTGCGATGTATCAAATCGTCATTCAAACCAGCACCAGCTATACGGCCAACACCCCACGTGTGGTCATCGCCGCTGTCAGAACAATTACGGATCGCATTTCGTCATCCACCTCGGCGTTCTCTGCGACCAGCCATGACGTGCTGTCGAATCGTTCCGACAACGACCAGCATCCAATCTCGGCCATTACAGGACTGCAAACCGCGCTTGACGGCAAGCAGGATGACTTGGTGTCTGGCACCAGCATCAAGACGGTTAAAAGCACCAGCCTCTTAGGGTCCGGCGATATCCCGATCAACGAGCCTCCCAGTGGCGGCACGACGGGGCAGGTGCTGACCAAGAACACTAATACCAACTACGACTACTCGTGGGCCACGCCCTCGGGTGGTGGCAGCATCACCAACGCCGAAGCCTCGCTGTCTGCCGATGTGCAGATGCCGAGCAATAACACTTGGTACAACGGCCCCAGTTTCAGCCTCGCCGCCGGAACATGGTTGATCACAGCGCACCTGACGCAAGTGCGAAACGCCACGACCGCAGAAACCATTTACGGACGCATTACGGACGGCACCAACCACTATGCCTCACAGCAGGCTTACCACCCCTCCGCGAGTGGATCAGGGTGCGACCTCTGCATGACCGCCATCATCACCTTGGCGGGCACGACGACGATCACGGCTCAGTGCGCCACTTCGGCAGGCAGTACCAACAGCCTGATTAAAGCCGCCCTGTCCGCCAATGGCGCGGGTAACAACGCCTCTCAGATCACTGCAATCAAGCTCGCATAACCATGGCTGCACTCAACTTTCCATCCTCTCCCACGCTGGGCCAGACGCATACCGAGAACGGCAAGGTCTGGGTGTGGACGGGCTATGCGTGGGTGACGGAAGCCACGGGGCTGACGGCCAATGATATTGGCGTGACGGTACAAGGCTATGACGCGGATATTTCCACTGTTTCAGCCAGTCAGGCCGAGATGGAAGCCGGGACGGAAAGTGCCTTGCGCTCGATGTCACCGCTGCGGGTCAAGCAGGCGATTGATGCTCTGGCTCCACCCGTCACCATTGCTGACAGCACTAGCATCGACCTGACGCTGACCGGCCAGCAGATCAGTGCAGCGGCAATATTCGGCACGACAAGTGGAACGGTGGCGGAAGGGAATCACGCGCATGCCAGCCTGTATCAGCCGCTTGATGCCGACCTGACAGCCATCGCTGGACTCTCAGGCACCACCGGCCTGCTGAAGAAAACCGCCGCCGATACCTGGACGCTGGACACGACGGCCTACACCACCAACCTCGGCACGGTCACCAGCGTTGGCGGCACCGGCACGGTCAACGGCCTGACGCTCTCTGGCACGGTTACTAGCTCAGGCTCACTGACGCTGGGCGGCACACTGGATTTGTCATCGCCACCGGCCATCGGCGGCACCACGCCAGCCGCAGGCACCTTCACGACTCTGGGTGCAACCGGCAACGTCACGCTGGGCGATGCGTCTGGGGATACCGTATCCCTGCGAGCCGGGACAGCTGCACTCCCCACGCTGATACCCAACGGCGATCCGAATACCGGGCTGTGGTTCCCTGCTGCGGATACGATAGCGGCATCAACAGCCGGATCAGAACGCCTCCGCATCGACTCCTCCGGCACCCTGCTCCTCCGCCAATCCTCCAACGCAGCCAACACCTCCGTCTCCTTCAACACCACAGCCCAGAACGCACTGACGCTGGATTCGACAGGAGCGTTATTGGTTGGCGTTGCCACTAAGAATGCTGGATCAAAAGTTACTGTCGCAGATTCTTTTGGGCTAAATTCAGCTGGAGCAAAAACGGTAGAAAGAGTGTTTGGCGATACGCTATCGGCGCGTTCCAGTATTATCGTGGATATCACGGGGGGTTCAGACAGCTCTTCGTTCTACGTTACGATACAAATGTCGGCGTATAGTGGATTTTTTGCAAACTATGCATATTCTGTGTATAAAAATAACTTTTGGACAAGTTATGGAGCGGCTGTTGTTAACTCACAGCTATCAACATCTCCAGCACTAACGGTTACACCAAATTTAGCTACCGCAGGAAGGTTAAGATTTACATTGGCTGGGACAAATATAACTGTAGCGACTACTTTAGTGAAAGTTATATGCACCTCTGTATCTGATCCGGTAATATCAGTCAGTTACACATAACAAGAGGATAAATTAAATGGCCGACTACAAAGAAACCACCGTCTCAGGCACCACATGGCAGCGGGCGCAGATGATTATTATCAGCAATCACTTGGGGCAAGTACCCACGGTGACCTATCAAGAGGAAGAAATCCTCGCGCTCGACAGTGGCAACATCCAGCGTCCGCTGGGACAGTTAAGTTACACCATCGACCCGCTGGCCGAGATTGAGTTGGTAGACGTAGACACCCTGCTCCCTACCGGCGAAACCATCCCCGTCGCACTCGTTCACCAAGCCTTGTTCTCCGACTACATAAACCGCGCCAAAGCAAGAGATGAAGCGGCGAATGCGCCGGTTGAACCGGCTCCTGAAGAAACCCCAATTGAGGAATAAATATGCCTGAGCAAATCAGCCTTAAAACCGCCACTGTCAATGCTGTCTTGCAATTTCTGGGAAGCCAACCATATCAGTCCGTCGCTGGTCTGATCCAGGCGATCCAGCAAGAAGCTCAAGGTCAGGTACAACCTGAAGAGGTGTCCGAGTGAATACCTTCCTGAGATGGGCCGCGATGATGCTGATTTCGGCTATCACCGATTACGCCTTGGACAAAGTGCAAGTCGAGCGCATCAAGAATTTCATTGTCGCGCAGGCGAATGAAGCCATCAGCAATGCCATCAAGCACGAACGCGCTGCGGCACTCATCAAGGAAATGGCCGAGGACTTGTCCGATGTTGTGGTCGATTGGGTCATCCGCACCATCCTGTGGGTAGCGCGGGCGACGGGGCAGATTGAGGCACGCTGATGGGCATCAAGCGCAAGATTGGACTGACGACAGACACCGCTGGCGACCTCAAGGGCGCTGTCTACGGCATTTCTGCCGTCATCATCACAATGGAGCCAGGATGGGACCGGACGTTCCTGATCTCGCTGTTCCTGATTGTGATGGCCATCATCTCTTGGCTCACCGTTGGCAACATTCCTCCTGAAGCCGCCGAAGAACTGATGGTGGAAAAGGATTTGCGCGACGTGCTGCGGGAAGGCCGCGATGACGACTGAAGCCGCCGAACGGGCTGAGATATCCGCCTTCGTCAATTCGTTGTCGGAGGGCCGCGATTACACCACCCGTGCCGGGACAGTCGCCGCCATCGAGTCGGAGTGCATCCGCCAAGGCATTGGCCTCAAAACCCAGATCGCTTATGTACTGGCGACGGTAGAGTGGGAGACCGCCGATACCTTCAAGCCTGTCCGCGAGGCGTACTGGAAGAGCGAGGCATGGCGCAAGCGGAATCTAAGATATTTCCCTTGGTATGGCCGGGGATATTGCCAGTTGACCTGGGACTACAACTATCGTCGGTACCAGGAGATCCTCGGCATACCTCTGGTGGCCAATCCAGACCGAGCAATGGAACCCGCGATTGCCTGCTTCATTCTCGTTCATGGTTTCAAGCACGGTGTATTCACCGGCAAGAAAATCACCGACTACATCACCAAGGGCAAGACCGACTATATCGGCGCGAGGCGCTGCATCAACGGCACGGACAAGGCCGCAAAGATTGCGGCGATTGCGGTAAGGCGACTGAGGGCCATGGCATGAGCGACGAATTTCTCGATCAAGTCCTGATCGGCGTCGGCATCGTGACCTGTATCGCCTTTGGCATCGCCGCGCTGCTGTATTGGGTGCTGTCATGAAACACCCAATCGACGAACTCATTGAGTGGGTCGTCGCCAGTGCGCTGTTCATGCTGTGTTTTTTCATTGCAGCGGCGGTGACTGGCTGCGCCACCACCGTAAAGCACGAAGTCCCGCAACTGGACACAGTGGGCGAGGCGATGAAGAAGATCGTCATTCAGGACGGCCAGAAGCCGACGCTGGCCATGCCGCCGATACCGCAGGAATGTGTGATCGACATTCGCGGCGATGTCATGGCCGCATCCTCGCAAGAGTGCGAAGACCTCATCAGATATTACTCGCGGGCGCGATCCTTGCTCAAGCCGGGTGCGCCGTTACCTGCCGCCCAACCGGCTCGCTGATGTACCAAGAGAGGGAAGTGATGGCGGGACTGAAATGCACAGCAGGGTGGGTTCATAAATGAGCGAAACGTCAGAGATTAGCAAATGGGCAGGAGCGGGGATTGCCGTGCTTGCTGCAGCGGGTGGCTATATAGGCAGTGTGTCCAGTCAATCCGAAGATCAGGGGGCGCTGAAGCAAACCGTGGAAAACGTGGTGTTATCCCTGCGCGAGCATGATCATCGTGAGCGAGCCTTTGAGGAAGTCATCCGCGCTCAGATCAACGACATCGAAGCCAGAGTTCGCGTACTGGAGTCCAAGCGATGATATGGACGCTGGTGTTTCTTCTGTTGTGGATGGTTTTCAGGATGCTGCTGAATCTGCCTGTGCATGATCGGCAAGCAAAAAAGTCGATGCTGCATCACGGCGCGGCGAATGTCGTCACGCGAGTGAGCGAAAAACATCATGGATGACGCTGACCGCGCTCAAGAAAACCTCGACCGGGCGATGCGCCGGTATCAGACGCGGCCTGCGCCGGTGCATCACTACCGGCTCTCGACGGAATGCGCGGATTGTGGCGATGACATTGCGCTGGCGAGGCTGAAGATATTTCCTTATGCAGTTCGCTGTGCGGAGTGCCAGGGCTACTTTGATAACAAGGTGACACGTGGCTGATCTTTCAAAAACCGTTGAAATCATCTTTGGGGCCAAGGACAACGTAACCACGACCGTCAAAAGCCTTGAGAGTCAATTCAAGGACTTCGACGCGACTGTCAAGAATGTGGCCGCCCCGATGGCGGATGTGGCGAACAAGATCCTCGCGGTCGAAACTGCGGTCTTGGCACTCTCTGCGGCGTTTGTCGGCAAGGCGATTGACGCGGCTGGCACCTTTGGCGATTCCGTGCGCGAAATCGGCACCCTGTTTGGTGGCACGTCAGATCAGGTCGGGCAGTTCGGTATCGACATCCAGAATTATGCCGCGACCTCAACCCAATCGATTGAGTCCATCAACGGCGCGATCTACGAAGCCATTTCCTCGGGCGTTAAATACGAAGACTCCATCAAGTTCATCAATGAGGCCGAAAAGCTGGCCGTGGCCGGTCGGGCCGACCTGACGCAAGTCACTGACGTACTGACCGGCACACTGAACGCTTACGGGGCCAGCACATCCGAAGCCGCCAACTACACTGATGACCTGCTGACGGCGGTCAACCTCGGTAAAACCACCGTTCCTGAACTGGCCTCATCTCTGGCCAATGTCACCTCGATTGCGGCAGCGGCAGGCGTGCCATTCTCTGATTTGTCGGCAGCGGTCGCGGGCGTCACCGCCGCGGGCAAGCCCACGGCTGAAGCCATCACCGCCATTCGTGGCGTGCTGGAGACCTTCGTCTCGCCATCGGGTGCAGCGGCAAAGGCGGCGGCGGAACTTGGCTTGAGTCTGGACACCACCACGCTGAAGTCGCAAGGCCTGGATGGGGCGCTGAAGCAAATCTACGAGGCCACCGGCGGCACCGTCGAAGGCTTGTCGCAAATCTTCACCACCACCGAAGGCTTGCAGGGCGCGCTTATTCTCGGCGCCGATAAGTCGGGCATCTTTGCCAAGGCTTTGGAGGAGATGGGCACCAACGCGGGATTGACGGCCAAGTCCTACGAGACGATGGCGCAGTCTTTCGAGGTGGCCACCCAGCGCATGGTGAATGCCGCTGATGTGGCGATGATTAAGGCGGGCACGCCGCTGCTGGACGAGTTCGGTTCGGTAGCCGCTGGCATTGCCGCTGTCTTCGCCAATCTCGGCAAGTCGATTGACAGCGGCGCGTTCGACCCGATTATCCAGGCGCTGGAAGCCTTCGGCCAAAGCATGGCCGGAACGCTGGAGAACATTGCCAAGAATCTGCCCGAAGCGCTGGAGCTGGTGGACTTTAGCCCGCTGGTTCGATCACTAGAAAGTCTGGGTGGAGAAATCGGCGATGCCTTCAAGAATGTCTTTGGCGAAATTGACCTGGATACTCCGGAAGGCTTGGCCAGCGCGTTACAGACCATCGTCAACGGCATTGCTGGCCTGACCAATGTCACCGCCGGCATCATCGATGGGCTTGACCCCATATTCAAGGCCTTCGGTGGTCTGGCAAACGCCAGCGTCGGGGCCGGGGAGGGCGCACAAAAGGCCATCGGCGAATGGCTCGCGGCTGCGCAAATCCTCACCGAGTTCGGCACTCGCTTGACTGCCACGCTGATTACCCTGGATGCGTTTGGCGCTGACTTCAGCCGCATTTTTGACGTGATTCTTGGAGCCATACGGGGATTCAGCAACGCCATTGAAATCGTGGTCGAGGGTATTTCAGCCGCCGTTCTGGGGTTCGTTTACAACATCTTCAACGCCCTGGGCAAATTGCCGGACGCCTTCGGCGGGGCCATGTGGCGCGATGCCGCTGAAAGTGTCAAAGGCACCTTCAATAACTTTGCGCTGGCCGTTCAAAACGACATCAATGACCTCGATGAGGCCGGCAACCAACTTATTCGCGGACTGCATGGAGTCGGTGACGCCACGGGAGATGCCGCTGAAGGGATTGGCGCGGTCGGAACCGAAGCAGGAAAAGCGGCTGAACAAGGTAAGGCTTTCGTCGGCATAGACTGGGGCCAATCGGCCACCGGCATCGACTATGTGGGCGAAGCCGCCAAACGTCTCGGTCTATCACTGGATGCCAGCGGACCGTCTGCCGAAACCTTCGGCAAGTACGTCAAAAGCGCCGCTGACGAAGCCGACATTGCCCGCGCCAAAACCAACGGCTACAAGCTGGAGATTGACGAACTCGGGAATCGCACCTTCATCCCGGTCATCGAAGGCACCAAGAAGACGGCTGAAGAAACCAAGAATGCTGCCAAGGAAATGGAAGCCGCCGCGAAACAGGCGGTTGACTATGACCTGAAGCTGCAACAGATCGCCAGCGCGGAACGCATCGCCTACATCGAGGCGAAATTCAAAGTGGACGAAGCGCAGATCCAGGCGGACGCGCAAAAGGTCGTCGCCGCCTTTGAGTCGATCAACACCTCGATCACGTCTACCGGCGAAACCCTCACCGGTCTGGTCGGCAGCTGGGCGGCACTGGCTGGAACCTTTGAGGGGGCGAAGCTGTGGGACTTGATCGAAAACGAGGAGAAGCGGCGACAGGAGGCATTCGAGCAGCAGAAAATCCTGTTGGCCGAACAGATCAAATATATGCAAGCCCGCACCACGGCGATGCTGAAAGGCGACACGCTGTTGAAGGTGGAAGCCGCTGGCCTGACGCCGCACCTCGAACGCATCTTCCATGAAATCCTTCGCGCCTGCCAGGTGAAAGCCAACGAGCAGGGGCTTGAACTGTTACTGGGGGCCACCTGATGCTCGTCGCACTGGAATCCTACGTCTTCGACCCGGTGGGCGCCATCGTCATCGATGCGCTGCCCGATTCGGAACTGTCCGCGTCCACCCGGCGCGTCAGCCGCACGGCCACCCTCGACGGCAACGCCGCGCTGATCGACAACGGCTGGACCGCCGCCGATTCGACTTTTACCATCGAGGCGCATCTGAGCCAGCCGGAAGAAGCCACAGTGCAGCATCTGGTGCGCGTCTATCCCGAGGTGATTTGCAGCACGTCCACCGGCTGCTACCTCGGCGTCATCGAGTTCGTCCGCCGTACCACCAACGGGCGCATCGTTATCAGTTTTCTCATTCAGCGGGCCTTGTCGCTGACTTCCGATTTATAGGAGACCCACCATGCCAGCCATCAATCTTGCCTACCTTGAGTTTCGTCTGTCCGGTGGTGCGTCCAACGCAGACCCCGATGCTTCCTTGGGTGGCGTCATGTCATCAACCGCCATTCGTTCGGCCTCTGCCACTGGCCTCTCCAATATCAGCGGCTTGACGATTCTGGACGCCCCAGGGTCTGCAAGTGGCAACGGAACGCTGGCATGGGACATCACCGGGGGCACTTTGACATGGACCCCAGCGGGCGGCAGCTCGGGCGATCCGATTGTCATTGCCGAGGATGGCCGTTATGCCATACCGGGGAGCGAAGGCCATCTCTACGTCGAAGCGGTTTATTCGTCACTGCCAGCCCAGTCGGAAAGCGACACGATTGCCGTGACGCCGATTGCCAATGCGCTTTGGGACAACATCGGCAAGGCTGAAGCCTTTGCCGGCGATGTTGAATACCGCTGCGCCTACATCACCAACGTCCACCCGACCGATCCATTTATCGGGGCGAAGCTGTTTATTGGCAGCCAGCCGACCGGCGCCGATACGCTGGCGCTGGCATTGGATCTGGCTGGCATCGGTGACGGCTCCAGCACAGGCGTAGCCGATACCGTGGCCGATGAAAACACAGCGCCCGATCCTTCCCTGACCTTTGCTGCTCCAGCGACACTGGGGACCGCTTTAACCGTGGGCCAGTTGGCCGCGGGCGATGCCATTGCTTTCTGGCAGCAGCGAACGGTCCCGGCCAATACGCTGACCTCAACACCAGAAGATCGCTCACACCTCATCATCAACGCAGGCTATTGATATGACCACCAACGTCAAAGTATTCAAATCCACTGACGCCAATGCGCCCACTCTGGCGGGGACGGCGGCCTATCTCATCAACGTCCTCGATGCGGTACTGGTCAATGGGTACAACAGCCAGACGGTGACGATTACCCGCGATGGCACGACCGCCACAGCCAGCGCATCGGCACATGGCTTCTTGCAAGGGCAGTGCCTGTTGATTTCAGGCGCAAGCCAAAGCGAATACAACGGTGAGCATTACATCACCGGCGTGACCGAGAATGCCTTTACCTTTACCGTCAGCGGTTCCCCGGCGACTCCAGCTACGGGCACCATCACGGCGAAGATGGCGCCGGCAGGCTGGGTCAAGTCTTTCTCTGGCACCAATAAAGCCGCATACAAGATGGGCGGCGGCAATGAACGGTATTTGCGGATTGACGATGCCGGTGGAACCTCGGCCCGCGTGGTCGGCTATGAGTCCATGTCCGACGTGGATACCGGCACGGCGGCATTCCCGACAGCCGCGCAGGTCTCCGGCGGGCTGTATATCAACAAAAGTTCGGCAGCGGATACTGCCGCCAGGGTGTGGATTGTGCTGGCCACTGACCGACTGGTTCATGTGTTCATCAATGGCGCCGCCACGAATGGGCAACTCGCCTCACTGGCGACTTTTGGCGATATCAAGAGTTACGCCGGGAGCGATCAATACGCCACCCTCATCATTGCCTCGCCTAGTTATTCGGCAACAGCCGTCGGCAGCTATAACCAAGCCACTGCATCGGCGGCTTATGGCACGACATTAGCCAGTCACTACATCGCCCGCAGTTACACGCAAGTCGGCGGGAGTGTGGCAGTCGGCAAGCATGGCGACGCGGCCAAGGCCAAATCACTCACGGCGCAACTCGGTGGGGCAGGACTGACCTACCCCAGTGAAACCGATGGCGGGCTGTATATGACGCCGGTCTATGTGCACGAAACATCTGCAATGCGCGGAGTGATTCCTGGCGTGTGGGGGCCGCTTCATGTAAGACCACTGACACAGCTGGATACGGTCAGCGGGTCTGGCTCATTGGCTGGAAAAACTTTTATTGCGCTGAATACCGATGGCACTTCTCCGGCAGCGGCCAATGGGCAAATCTTCCTTGAGACCTCCAACACCTGGGATATCTGATGGCTGACGCAGGCGCTATTGCAATCAACCGGCCTAGTGCCATCGCCATGCCATTGTCGGTATGGGCAGCTGGCGGCAGGACAGTATCACCACTTACGCGGTCAACCGCTATGCGTCAGAGGCTGGCAGTCTATGCCGCCGATACCACAACCCTGCATCTTTATCCTCGCAATGGGCGGATTGCAGGCACAGTACAGTCAGCTGGGCAAAGTCTCGCGGGGAAGTTTGTCATGCTGATTTATAGGGACTCATTCCGAGTCGTGACCACCACTCGCACGAATGACGCTGGCAATTTTGAGTTTGAAGAACTTTGGGAGGGCGGCAAATACTTGGCCGTGACGATGGAATCACTGGAACCGCAACCGACTCAGAACGCTGTGGTCGCTGATTACCTGACTCCAGTTATCACATGAGCTACACGCCTGACATTGGCAATGCGGTCACGCTGGAGTTTTCCGGCAGTTATACGCCGACGGTTGGCTCGTCCGTCATTCTGGACTTCACGTCCAGCCTGGTTTACGCCAGTGCGCGATTTGGCCAGGTTTGGTCATTAGCCGCCCCTGTCTTTGCCGACGCGATCAGGCCGCAAAAATGGTCATTGTCGGCTTTGGTGTTTGCCGACTGCAAGCGGCATCAGGCGTGGTCGTTGTCAGCCCTGCAATTCATCCCATCGGGGTTTTATCAGGCGTGGCAACAGCAAGCGCCGGATTTCACGAATGCTCAACACGATCAACAATGGGGGTTGGTCAGCTATCAAACAGACAGCGCGCATATCTCGCAGCGCTGGGCACTGGAGGCGCCCGCCGTCTGGACCAAAGTCGTCAGCTCAACCGCCTATCTGTTGAGCCTCGAACAAGGCGAAGACAGCACCGAAATCCCGATGGCCAATTTCTCCGGCCAGTTTCGTTCGGGTGAACCGTCCTACATCCAGTGCGGCATTCCGAATGCCTGGGAATGGGCGGATACCGTCGCGGCGTATGCGGCGCAGGAGGACACCGAGATTGTCATCAATGCCGGATACCGCTGGTCCGATGACAGCTACACCACCCAAGAGATTGCCCGTGTCACCTTGCGGAATGTCCGCTATGACTACGGCGCACGGTCGGCCTCCGTCTCGCTGGATGGCGTCGACACCCGCACCAATCCAGCACCGAAAGCCATCACACTGACCGGGGCCAGTTACATCAACCAGGACAGCGACGGACGCTTGCGCTATCGAGTCACGCCTCAGTTTGACGTGAGGCCCGGTGATACCGTCACCGTCGGCAACGATACCTTCGTCGTTGGCGAACTGTCCTATCAGGTCAACGCCAGCGGGGCCAGCATGGAAGTCGCCGAACTGATCGAGTCCGTCTGATGGGCAAGGGCGTCATTGTCGAACATCTGGGCGATGCCCATTACCGCATCGGGCTTGATATCGATGTCAGCTATGCCCGCGACCAACTCGCGGCAATCGACCTCTATCTGGCTGAGTTTGCCCAGAAATACCAAGAAGCCACCAACGTCAAGAACGAAGCACAAGCCGCCCTCGCGCCGATCAATACGCGGCTGACCGAATACCTCGCCGAGGCGCAAGCAGCCAGCCAGGCGGCTTACGATGCGATGGTGGCGGCGTATGACGTGTGGGTAGATGCTGTGGCGAATCAGCCAGACCCGGAAATTATCGCGCCACTGCGCGAGGCGATGGATGTCTGGTTCGACGGCTTCGCCACCACTCACAACGATTACATCCTGGCGCTGGATGGGGATGAACAGGCGCCGTTGCCGATACCGGATGCACTGGAAGCCCGCACCCACGCACTCCAGCAACTAACGCTGGCAATGGGTGACTGGCTCGGTGCGGTCGGCGTGCTGATTGATCCCGCCGCCGTCAATGCCGCCTTCGACGCGCTCGGCCTTGCGCTGGATGATTTCGAGGCAGCGACCGTCGCCTATGCCGCAGAACCCGGTAATCCGACGCTGAAAAGCGCGATGAATTACTACCAGGGCGTCTACGAGTCCGCGCATTCCGACTGGGTGAAGGCGGTAGACGACAACAGCGGCGATGAATACGTCAAGGCCGCGCGTGATGCCTACGATGCCGCTGCTGAAACCTTCGACGCTGCCCGCGAAGCACTCGGCAAGCTACTGGACAACGGCGGGATGCCGCCTGAATTGGCCGATATCATGGCCGAACAGGAGCGGGCCTATGCCACCTATCACGGCGCGCTGCAAAACTGGCAGAGCATGACGCTCATCAAGACGGAAAAGGAAACGGCCAAGGCGGAATTGATGTCGCGGCTTTTGCCGTACACCAACAATGACGGCGAACCCGTCCGCCAATCTGTCAATGCCTGGTGTTGCGATGCCACCGAGGATATCGCGGTGGGTGCTGAAGTGGCCACCATCGAGATACCCGGCGAACGCGATCTGGGTGTGCGTGTCCGTCCGGCTTATGAATCCCGCGAAACCTACAGCGCGGCCCGTGATGGCAAGCTGCAACCCAGTTGGTCGTCATCACCTGAAGCCACCTATTGGAATTGGGCCTTGCACCCCGGCAACGCCCGCTGGAATCCGAACTATCGGCTGGGCGAGATCCTCTTCATCGATCCGCTGACCGACAAATGCACCGTTCAACTCGACCCGCAGCGCAACAACGAAAAGTCCCGCGCCCGCGATGGCCGCACGCTGGATGTCATCAATCCGCTGAAATATCAGATCGACCCCGACACGGGTGAACAGACGCCGATCCTGCCGGGTGACAATGTGCAGGTGGCCGATGGCGTCACCACGCTGACGGATGTGCCCATCGAATACATGGAATGCAACGCCGCCGTGTTTGAGGTGGGCGACCATGTGATGGTGGAGTTTCAGAATCGCGACTGGAAACAGCCCAAGGTGATCGGGTTTGCGGAGAATCCGAAACCCTGCTTCATCCATGGGCTGATGATCCGCACAAGTTCAGGTTTGGCAGCTGATAGTGGCGCAGAGATCATTTATCCAAGAAAAACCCAAACCGCGCTGGGTTATGAGTTTCAACATCGCAAGTATGACAACGAAGCCGTGGCCGGATATGTCACCTGGGTATCGACGGATGGGAAGACTGTTTTAAGCTGGAACGGGCCGCGCGGGCGCTATTTCCCGCAATCTTCAGATGGCATCAGTTACCAGTCGTCCAATCCCAGCGGCGTTGATGGCCATTTGTATTACGTCATGAAAAACCCTGACGTTATCGAGCAGCCAGAGAATGATTTTGTCTTGTCCCTATATTACGCGGCAGATGATCGAAATCGGGTTTACAAGGACAAGCGTATTTACGCACAGCCGCCGATCCCATTCGATCAGGCAGTTCTTGGCGCCGCCGAGGTGGATGCGACAGACGAAAATGGACGCACCACCTGGCTGATGATTGTTGTCAGCACCCTCGCCGCACAACCAGGCGGAAAGTGGTACTTCCAGTTTACCTATGGTCAGCCAGATCCAGCACAGGCCATCAGCGTATACGCCAAGGCGATAACAACTACGGCGGGGGCATCAACGGAATGGGTCAAGATAGCCGAGGATGATTTGTCCTCCGTGCCGGGTACGATCCCGACTAATAAATGCGCGTTTTTCTCAGGAAATGCTGACAGATTTGCGCTCTTGGTTCCGCGCGTTAAACCATCTGATCGAACGACACAGTTTGGCGATGTGGCCTTTGGTAATGCGTTTGAGGTGATGAATGACGCCATCGTGCGCGGCGCGTTAACGCTGACCTCGACTGCTGTCACCTGTGAATTGACGGTGACAGAGCAAGAGGACGCGTCCATCATCGGTAGTTACTTCGGAAACTGTACAGCAGATGGTGCAGACGGATATGTTCTGAATGAATCCTACTCGTACAGCGGAACCAATAGCGCGATAGTCGCCATTGATTACGATGGCGCCACGGAAAAGCAACTTATCGCTACCATCAGTTGCAGCGCGGCGGGCACTACTAACAAATCAGAAAAAGGCTACCGCGAAGACTTCCTAAGCGATTACAGCCTATCCGCCAGCGAATCGCACAGTGGCACCGCGACTTTCAGGCTTGAAGACCAGGACGGAAATGTCATTTGCGAGTATGAAGACGTGGAATCCCGCGATTCATCGACATCACATGTGGAGCCGTCTGGTGAAACAACGTATGCCAATCAAACCATCAGCGTTACGGTCAACCGCTCCGGTCGCTTGCCGCTTTACTATGATTTGCGGGATGGTTCATCTCTTTTCGTAGAGCATGAAACCACGGCAGTCAGCACGATTACCCGTAATGCAGATGGCGAAAATGTGGCGGCTGATGTGCAATACACCACATGGCTGACGGATGGCGCATCGGTCTGGGGGCATTACACAAAATCATCTGACCTGCCCACGCAGGAACGATCCTATCTTCTTGGGATCGGCTACTACGACTATGGATTGAACTGGGGGCGCGGAGTCAATGATGCGGTGGCCACCCTCGTAGAGTTCAACCATGCAAGCGCCAGCGACGCGGCCAACGCTATAAACATCCCGCAGGGTTATCAAATTGGCCCGCTTTTCCGTAACGCGCTATGGGTTCGGATGTGGGGGACGGGTTCCGGCGATGTGCTGGCATCGGTCGGCGCCTATCTTAGTGTTCATTCCATTGCCTTGATGCCATCATGGCCAGGTGGCGTATTTGTCACGCTGAACAACTCCAAGGGCGCCATGATTTGGGATGAATACAGCACCATCCCTAATGAGGGATACACCATTGACCAGCAATGGCGGCTGACAGACCACGACCTCAATGCCATCTGGGGCGAACATCTGGCCCAGCACCCTAACTGGGAGGGCGGGCCTGAGTTTATCGACGCGGTTTATCAGGTGGTCGGCAACGTCTAGCCATCACCACAACTGCGCTGCCAGATCGATGCTTTTATTTGATATTTTATCGATTCAAAATATCCGCTGTGACTCCGCATAAATCTGCACGGCCTTGGTAGCGACCTCTAGCACTTCAGCGTTCATCGTTTTCAACTCCCACAAACTTCCCACAGCTATCCTTAAAACTGGCCCACGCGACCGGCGCATCATCACCCATCCAGCGGATAG